TGGCAGACTCGAAAAGTCTTGCGCCAGGTGCCACGTGTCGAGAGATTGGGCGAAGTTGCTCCGCAATTGCCCGGTGATGAGAGACGGTCGGTAGCGGTATTCGGCCCAACGTTCTTGGTAACCGAAGACCTGCTCGTCGACGATGTCGGCGCCGTCGAGCACCAGGTCGCCCTGTGTGAAGATTTCGCGATTGAGAACCGGAGCTTCGCCCAGGTTCGCGAAAACGGGCCAGTAGAAGTCGAACCGAGTTTTCCTCGAGAACATACGGGCGAGGCCCTGTTGGTAGTTCAGGTCTGCTCGGACCGAGATCAGTCCGAGAATCAGACAGTGCTCGGTGAAGGACTTGTTGAAGCCCTGGCCCGAGGAAGACGCGACACCAAAGGCAGCGAGGTTCGCCTGTGGTGAGGTGTCGGTCTGTGATTGTTGCGGTACCACCGTGACGCTCATCGGTGTAGAACCGCCTCCGAGATATTCGGGACGTTGGAGCCTTGCGTCGTCGGAAACGACTTGGAAATGGCTCCTGATGATTTCGGTGTACCTTGAGCCTCCCCGCGCGTCGCGCTCGAAGAGGCGTTGAATTTGAAATGCCTCTCGGATTTCATTGATGGTTGCGGCTGTCGCCGCTGACAGATCCGCGTACGCATCTGTATGTTGTTGCATGTCGGTATGCAGTCTTGGGTCGTCCCAGACCGCGTCGTCTGCGATGTTTGAGTTCGCGTTCCAGCGGGCCGTATTGGTTCCGTCCCCCTGAGTGCGAAGCGGTGTAGACGTGATGCCGCCGACGTCGAACAGCGGAATACCGCTGCCGTCGCTCTCGGCCAGATAGTCCTTGGTCGGGAAGACCAAGGGGGCCGAGGTTCCGAGTGGTAGCTCGACGGCTGGACCCTTCTGCACGAAGGGTAGGCACGACGTGAAATAGTCGTGCCGTTTTCCACGGCGTCGAAGTGGGTAAAGGCCGACGGAATCAGGTCCGTCGCCCTTGGTGAATTGGGCCGAGACTTGAAGATTTTCGTCCCGGAAAAATTCGTTCCACACGAGGTTGTAGCTGCGGTGCCACAGGGCGGAGAAGCTGATATCTCCAACATTCGTTGGAATCCCGAAGTAGTCGGACAGAGTTCCCTCGCCCTGGCCGGCTCCGCCGAGCGCGATTTGAGGGATCACGAAGTCGACCGAGTCGCCCGGATCCTCCTGCTCGCCGCAGAATTTTTGCCAGTTGTCCCACAGTAGTCTCATGGGAATCGCAAAGAAATGCGTATCCATGTAGACGTTGTCGATGATGGGATGAAGAAGGGTTGCGAACCGCGCGTACGTGCTGACGCGAAGGTTCATGGTATCGCCGGGCAGCGCCTCGTCGATGAAGAAGGGAATCAGATACCCGCTGTCGAAGGTAGTCTTGTAGCCGCTCGAGCGATCGAACGCTGAGCGTTGCATTTCGACAGATGGAATCCGTGCAAACGAGTGTTGCCCGGCGGTTGTGCCTGGTCGTGTTGATGCCATCAGTTGATTCCTTTTCTAAGAGTGCCGGACATCCGCCGGCCACCGGTGAAGATTTAACGGCCCTCGGGCTCCGCCGTAAGGCTCGAGTGGAGAAACGTGATAGCCAGCCCCAGGTTGATGGGTGTTTCGCAGATAGTGATTTTGCCGGTGTTTGGTTCCCATTCTCCCAGTTGGAAGAGGGTGTAATCCCCGGCGTACTTGTGAAAGTCGGTGTTGGAGTCGTTGACAGCGGATTCGAAGGATCGGATTGCCGTTGCAGCCGTAGGAGAGAAGAACGGTTGAATGAAGGCTTCCGCCTTGTTGTCGCGAATAGAGAAGATAGTGAGCATTTTAGAGTTGGTCCTTTATCGTGGTGAGTATGGTGATGATGATTTCCAGGACAGTTTTGAAGAGTTGGCTCATTGGATGTTATCTCGCGAGTGTTGTTTGAGTTCTGCCTCCTTTACTTCCTTGCGAATTGCAAGGCGTTCGAAGGTCCGGTTGTGTTGGTGTAGTAGACCCGCTGTTGCCCGCCTCTTCTTGCGAAGGCGGGCACCCGCTGGGTCGGTTAAGTCTTGTTGCTGATCGTAGTAGAGGGGGGGTTTGCACTGATGTCCGTTGATGATGATTTCGTCATTAGCGTGTACTTGGTTTTTGTATTTCTCATACCAGCTTTTGCCGATGCCGGGACGGCGGGACATAGTTGTGTAGGGGGGTTTGAGATTGAAGACTTCGCCTGTTGTTGTGTCGACGCGCTCGTAATACTCGAGCGACGCTTTCCCGGTTTGTTTCTTAAGAATGTACCGGGCGACGTAGGAGGCGGTTGAGAAGTTGAGTTCCCCGATAATGCAGGCGCCCTGGCCCCAAGTTTCGTCGAGGAACTTGGAGGAGTACATGAAGCTGCCGGGCTTGCCCGCGTAATACACGCGATCGGTGGAGAAGTCCATGCCGAAGATGAGGGCATGGTAGTGCGGTCGGTCGGTCGTCTCGCCGTACTCGCCGCAATGGTAATAGCGGAAAGGGCCCGCGGCCCTCCGCAGGCGCTTGGCAAAGTCTTGCCAATGCTTGACGTCGATCGAGCCGTTATCCGGTAGGTGCTCATCGTCGTAGGTGAGTGTTACAAAGGAATTTCGCTCGTGCATCTGCGCTTCGTGGACGCACCGAACGGACCACTGCCGGGACCGCTCGAGGCGACAGCCGATGCACTGACCACAGTTGATTTCGATTGGATGCGTTGCGTAGCCGGTCTTGGAATTAAATGAGATGCCGGCGGGTCCCTTGTAGGCCTTGAGAGGGTGGTAACACGCCACTAGAGGCGGTATCCGCCTCTCATGAGCCCCGTTGTCCGGTTTGCCTTCTTCCGGATCTTGGAGCCGTTCCTGAAGTTCTTGCGAGACTTCTTTCGAGACATCTTCCTGCGTCGCATTATCTGGTTTTCCTTTGTGTTGTTAAGGGGTTAGAGGTTTTGAGGGGGTAGAGTGGCACTGTGGTGTCACTCTGTACATATTACATCAAGGATAGGATATGTACGGCTAGTCGCCCCCCTCAATTGGTGAGGGGTTGGAGGGGGGGGGATCCCCCCCCTCCGGAGCCGGAGTCGGCACACTGGTTGCGCCCTCCGGCTCTTCCGCCTTTGGCTTATTGACCAGGCCGAGCTCGATCGCCTCGGCCAGGTTCTCCGGATCCGCCATGAAGACCAGGAGCTCGCCGGGATCGTTTCTCATTCGAGTTCGAACCTTGGATGGCAGAGCATCGAAGCTCGCCTGCGCTGCCAGGATCTTGTTGCACGAAGTTTGGTAGTCGTCGACATTCGAGAAGTCGCCGTAACTGGCGTTGTCGAAAGGAAGTGGTTCGCCCGTTCGGGCGTGCCGTTTCAGAATCAAGTTGATATCGCATGAAGCTTTCGCGGACTGGTCGGTACGACCTTTGCCGCCGCATTTGATTGAGACTCGTGTTCTTGAGCCAAACGGTCTGACTGTTCCCGTCATTTGCCATGCCTTTCTTGGTAGATTTGCCACATGCTCTTAGAGCCGTGGCGTTTCGTGTATTTGTCGGGAACGCTGGTCTTTGGATAGCCCCGACGTCTGCCGCCTTTCCTGAATTCTGATGGACCTTTCTCCAGTTCAATCGTCACATTCTTTCTTCCACGCTGGTACGCAGTGCTTACGTCGTTCCAGAAATTCGCCTTCGCCGCCGGCTCGGCAGTCTGTGCGATTGTTTTTGCAGTGTTCGCTTCCACGTTGGCCACGTTCGCTCGCGCTCCCATGGCCTGAACAGCTGATGGAGTTGGGTCGCCCACAGTGGTTCGACCCGAGGCGCCGGTACCAGAGGTTGCGCCGCCTTGTTGATACGCGAGGATGGGATTTAGCCCTGCCGTACGCATGTCCGCCATCGACCGTTGATAAGCGGTATTCGACATCCTTTCTTGCCATGCGCGTTGTTGCTCCGCGAGTTTCTTGTTCGCGACGTATGAAAGCCCAGAGGATCCAATGGATCCCAGCGCTCCGATGAGTGCGGCCAGTGGCATTAGCGTCCTCGCAATTCTGCCAAGATGGCACGCAGCAGCTCGATAATTATTTGCGCGGCTTTCGCCGGCGTTGGTGGCCGTGTACACGGTTTTTCTTTCGCCATTAAAAATGGTCGATCTGGCCAGGCACCGAGTACGTCGGCATCGGTCGCACGCACTTGTAAAGGAAGAACGCGTCGAGAATGAACTCGGGTTCGCTTGTGACGGCGATGATCCGATCGATTGGCGGTGTTTCCTGAATGAACGTCGCATCCAGGAGTGGCAGACTCGAAAAGTCTTGCGCCAGGTGCCACGTGTCGAGAGATTGGGCGAAGTTGCTCCGCAATTGCCCGGTGATGAGAGACGGTCGGTAGCGGTATTCGGCCCAACGTTCTTGGTAACCGAAGACCTGCTCGTCGACGAT